CCACCGGACCCCCCATTACCGCCGCTTCCGGGCGGTGAACTAGACTCTAGTTGACCGCCTATGCCACCACCGGAAGAGGTAATAGAACTAAATACAGAATTAGAACCAGCAGTTAACCCTGTAGAAGGACGAGCCGCAGTACCTCCGGTTCCACCGCCGCCAACCGTAGCGGTATAAGTTACGCCGGGGGTAAGAGTTAAACTGCTAGTTAAATAGCCGCCCGCGCCCGCGCCGCCTCCCGTGTCGCCGCACCCGCCACCGCCGCCAGCAACAACAAGATATTGTGCACTATAGGGGGTCGGAACAGTTATTGGGTTTGAGTTTGCGCCGGGACCGTCGCCAACAGAGTTGGTTGCAAAAACATAAAATGTATACGTTGTGCTGGGGGTAAGACCCGTTACACTAATTGAAGCGGAAGGAGGAGACGCTGTAACAGTTCCAATTAAACCGCCGGGAATTGATATTGCGGTAATTTTAGTAATGGTAGAACCGCCATTATATCCAAGAGTATATGGAACCGTTGCGGTTGTTCCAGATACGGTAACAGTTCCAACCGCCGGAGCGCTTGGCACGACTGGCAATAGCCCATACCAATTTCGTGCGCCTATAGATTGTTGGGCTTCGTACAAATGCCACACGCCGCTCGATTGCGCTGATGTCGAGCGGTTTTGAGGCCCATAAATACCACCATTCGAGCGGGTTGACATTAGCTGATAACCTCATAAGACGCTACGGCTTCAAGTTTAGCGGCGGTGTCGGCAGTCAGCCGCAAACTGTCACCTTCTTCAAGGTTGATGTATTTAGAAATAACATCAAGCCCCGCGTTAGGCGGAATGATAACCTGATACGCCATGCGATACGCTGTGGAAGAACGAAAAACATCAACCGTAATTTTGTAAGACGCGGTAGTGTCTACGTTACCCACATAAAGCGCGTTTATTTTTACAAGAGTGTTAGACGCTGCGGTGTTTGACACAATAGCCGTTGCGCTAACGCCTACGGCTTGCACGGCAACTTTGCCTATAATAGATTTGGGGTTGGCTTGATTGGGCGCGGTCATTAGAAACTACCTCCGAAAATCATCGCGGCGATGATGGGTTTAGCAAAAGACGCATTAGCAAATTGCGTGAACACAAGGCTATCTGTGCCCACTACAATAGGCGCGGGGGTTGTTTGCACCCACAACGTGTTGGTTAAAGTAGACCCTAATTCAATATAAAAACCATCGCCTGCGTTCATCTCAGCCGACAGATCATAATCAGTAGCGCGGGTCAATACCCATGTAGTGCTTACCGACCCTGCGTTTGTAACCGTGTACACCCCATTTTGTGCGGCGTTGGCTTGATCTTTGACAAGGATACGCTGGGTAGCCGCTGGCGTGGCGCCATCAACGGTAAACACGCCGTTAGCCGAAGCCGTAAGCGTGGCACCCACGCCGGAAGAGCCGTTAGCGTAGGTAGCTGTCAACGCTACCGTGCTTCCATAATCGCACGGTATTTGAGCAACTAGCCCGTTAATCGCGGCGTCTACATACTGTTTGTTAACCAGCGAATATGCTGCGGTAGGCGTTGTAGCCGTTGTGCCGGTTACGATAGCGGGTGAGGTAAACAACAACGCGTTGGTAAGTTTTTTGGTTGTGCCGCCTTGCACAATAGGCAGCACGTCCGTTGACGCGGCGGCGGTAGCGGCAGGCAAAGCGGAAATTGCAACATTAGCCATATTAGAAGTTCCCTGCAAAAATGTTGAACCGCTGGCGGGTGCTGACGATAGCGTATGGGATGCTCATAACATCGTCAGGGTTGTTGATGCGCTTCAAGTTGCGTTTGGCGGACATAGCAATGCGTTTGACTTGCGGCGATGGCTCGACACCAAACTCGGCGGCAATTTCGCAAGCCAGATTGTACCTGAACGCCCGAAGATAGCCCGGTGGAAATGACAGCGTAGTTGTCAACGTCGCGGGCTGGGTTAGTTCCTCAACCGAAATGAAATGCCATTCAAGCACTTTGGTAGGCTTGGGGTAGACATACATGCTAATATTTGGGTACTCCATGTTGATCCAAATCACCTGTGGGTATGTGCTAGTCACGGTTTTAACCGCGATGCCATCATACTGCTGCTGGTTGATGATCTTGATGCCGTAGGAAATGCCCGAAGCAGGGTCGATAAAGTATGTAGCGTCGTCTATCAGAATTGGGCGGTTGCCCACAAAATCGCCGCTAGGGCCAAGCGTGCGGCTCAACACATTGGGCGGCCACGAGAACACTTGGTCTTGTGTAGAGAACACCGAAAGACGTTCGGTGTTCCACGAGTCAATCATTTGATTAAGGGCCGACAACGCGTCTTGGGATGTAGCAGCAGACGGCGTTTCGCCTTCGGCAAGTTGGCCGATTAAGCGTAGTGCACCGTTAATCTGCTCGCCAGCCGTTGTCATGCTAATCCTTACGAAGATTGCTTGCGACGGCGGCGCGTCTCAAGGTCATTGGATGGCTGATTATCGTTGGGTTCATTGGGTTTGTCAACGTCAAAACGAAACCAACCGTTCTTCTCATCGTCATCTGCTTCAGCATCAGAGATAGCAACTTTAGTGCCGTGGTCTGGATGGCGAAGGTAAATGTGCATTTAACACCTTTGAAAAATGCCCCGCACCGAAGCGCGGGGCAAGTTGGGGAGGATTAGCCGATACGGTAGAGAGACCAAGAACCGTCGCCGGTTTTAACAGCGCGGAAAATCTGTGCGGTGCCAGCGGTGGCAACGACAGTCATCAAGCCAACAAGGGTCCAGCCCGTGTTGGTAACCAGCGTAATGACACCAGAGCTAGAACCGTTAACGTTAAGAACCGAGAAGTCAAAGCAGCTATTAGTTTTAGCCGACGACACCAAAACTTCCAGATCAGCCACGGTGGGCAGAGTGTAGGAAGCAGCGGATGTGCCGGGGGAGCCAAGGATAAGACCGTTTGCCAACTGGGCAGCGGTCAGAGTAGCAGTCGCAGTAGCCGTTGCAGGGGTAGCCTGAGTGCGGATTTGCACTTCAGCTACGTTGCCGTCACCAAGCTGGTAACCGCCAGCGCCATTAGGAAGAGCCATGATATTTACTCCTAGAAGAATTGAAAGGGTAAGGCGCGGGCATTACCCCGCGCCAGTTATGGATTAGCCCCAAAGACGAACGGCCATTGGTGCGCGGATCACGGAGTAGCCGTACAGTACGTCAATACGGCAAGGCATACGGTCATTGTTGATGTCGTACTGGCGAACAATACGCATCGAAATGCCGTTATGGACCTGACGCGAAGCCATATCCACACCCTGTGGCAACAGAAGATCGGCGGTGCCGAGAGTGATAGCGTTCTTCTGATAGATCAGGTTCTGTGGGTACTGAGTGCTTGCTGCGCCGACCACGGTCACAACTGCACCCGAAGCTGGGAACGCGTTGATGGTGGCCAGAGCATTTGCTGGGGTGTACATGGCTGGGGAGACGTTGATCGAAGCCCAGTTGCCCGAAGAAGCCGCAACGGTCGAGGTTACAACGAACTGCTGCAACGAACCGGTGGACTGACGGGTCTGTGGGTTGACAGCATAAACGCCGGCAACAGTGAACACATCACCCTGTGTAAAGGTAGCAGAACCCGTGTCGCCGTTAATGGCGATGGTGGACTGGCCTTCAGTGGTGATGGTCGTAGCAACGGTCAGCGAAGCCGAAGCCGAACGCGTACCAGTGGTGTGCTGTGCAATCGACTGCGACATATTGATTTCGTCGTAGCCAAGCACGCCCTGACCCATCATGCCGTTTTTGAACTGGCGGCTAATGGTATCAACTGGGTTGAACAGGCCTTTCATGCCTTCGACCAAACCAGCGTTAGCGGCTGGGTTGACGGTAGCATAACGGTCGTTCATTGGAACGGCGTATTCGTTCAGCTTCTGCTGGCCCTGCAACAGAACCAAAGAAGTCGAAGGAACCGAACCGGGGGTGCCGACAGTAGAGTAGATGTTCTTGTAGGCGTTAGCAACGTCGGCGTCCACAGAGGATGCCAACTGGCTAACACGAGGCTTCAGAACACGTTCTGCAAAGTCATCCAACTGCATTGTCAATTCGGCGGAGGTGAAGTTAACGCCGATATGCTTTTGAGTGGCGACAGTCAAAGTGGTGAACTGTTCGTTGTCATCCTGCACCTGAAGGGCGGCGCCGTCGGTGACGAGAGCGCGGTCAGGCAAACGAATACGCAGGGTCGAACCGATTTTAGCACCTTCAACAGCAAAGCTGTCGTCGTACTGACGGTTCACGTTACGGG